AACCCACCCCGTCTTTTGTTCTATCTCCCTGGGGTTCACGCCCTGATCGTCTAACTTTCTAGCTTTAACAAAAGCCTTCCTCATCCAAAGAGGCAACCGTGCACTCGGTCCTACAATAGCTCCTGCAAACCCCACCGCAGCACCAACGCCCTTCGCGGCCGGACCCAGGGGAAGTATATCTCCAAGAGTCAAACGCGGCTCCGCTACAACCTCCCCTGTCTCTGTGTTCGTTACCTTGAACATCGGATCAGACACAGGAGTGCCTAAGATGTTCGTAAGAGACTCAAAGAATGAGGGTTCTTCCTTCTCAGCCATAGCGTTGTCCCGTTTCTGTATCCATCATGCCGTTAGGGAGCCATAGGGAAGATCCCCCCTTTCGCCCCTCTGCCATTTGCATCCTATCGACGTTCATGGCGATCATCTCCAGGAATATGTCCATCGTCTTTTCCAGAAAATCCAACCGGTTTAGGGCATTCTCCCGGGGGATACGATCCTTATTGTTGTGGAACCATACCGCCGTGTCGATAAGGCGCTTCTCCAGAGGGAGAGAAGTCTCCGTGGAGATTTGCTCAAGTTTCTTAATCAGTTCATTCGTGATCATCTTATTAGTCCTTTTTAAAGATTATATAGACTCGCCTTCGAAGACGGCCCCGATTAGATCATGAATGTAGGTTTGCTTGAGTATCCCTCGGATACTTTCCATCGGCGTGCCGCCTCGGAGACCATCCTTCTTTTCCTCTATCGCCTCCTTGCGCATATCGTCGAGTTCCTTCGGAGAATAGTTCCGCCGCATGAGTTCGTGGAGGACCTCCTTATCCGAGAGTTTAGCAACACGATCGGCCATCCGCTTATCAAGAAATGCGTCCAACTGTCTGAGTTTACCTGGCTCATAGGGACCCCGCGTCAAAGACTCGAACTCCTTGTCTAGGGGAATCCTGTTGTTTTGTCGTCCTCGAGGGGTTAACCCAAAGGTGTTCTGCCCCGGTTTGAGGGGAGGAAGAAGGAAGTCAGGAGAGGGTATCTTAGCTATGTCATGGGTACGGTGCCGCGGATTATGCGGAGCAAAAGAATGGCTCCCTGACCAGTAACCTTCCTTCGTTATCGGCCCTAGGGACTTAGACATCATCTCCTCAAGAGTGAGACCTTCAGATGCTCCCGGTCCTGGAACGGCTGGAGGACGGCCTGAATTAAGAATGGCGAGACGTCGAAGGATCTTGTTCAGACTTCGGTCAATCTCTGGGATAGTCTTATCGCCTAAATCTCCCACGACTTTATTCCAGTCGGTCCACGCATCAGAAGCCATATCAGGCTCCTCCGGCGCCGGCTAATCCAGACGAGGCATTCCCCGCGCTGTTTATTTCCGCAGGAAGACCAGGCTCGCCGGTATTCTGCGCGGATAAGCCCGCTCCGCCTCCGCCGCCGGCGCCAGCGTTCCCACCACCCTGCCCGGGCTTTCCTCCTGCAAGCTGTTGGAACATCGGCAGCTCTTCGAGTTCCTGCATAACCTTGCCGAGTTCCTCATCGTCTCGAGCCATCTGTTCAGGGTTTACTGAGAGGCTCTTCATGAGGTGAGACAAGACTCGGTCAGGACTATACTTCTTGAAGAACGCCTGGAGAAGAACCGGGTTGCTGACAACCGCTTGGAGGAGAGCCATCATCTTTTGGAAGTCGCGAACCTTCGATAGAACAGCAGAGAGGCCGTAGACCTTAAAGCGGCACTCATTCGCAAAGGTTGCGAAACGCTTGGCGGGGGACATTGTCGCCAGTTTGAAGGCGCTATCGAGGCCGATTGCGGCGATAATCCTATCGGAGGCCACATCCCCAAGGTTCTGCATAACCGTCAGCCAGCTTTTCCGCAATGTCCTGCCGATTAGGTCCAATTCAACGTCCGCGATGATGCTATCGAGGGTTACAGCCTGACTCTGGGAGAGTTCAACAACCTCCGTGGCTTTAACCTGCTTCGGGGGGAGGGAACCCATCTTGAGTTCATTGGAAAGTGCGGCGGAAGTGAACTCACGGGTCACCATCTCGAAGACAGCCATCGCATCAGTGGGAATTTCGCCCTCCGCTACCTTCTCAATCACCTTTTGCCCATGCGGAAGGGTGTTTTTGACCGCCAGCGTTGTTCCTTGCGGTATCCCATCGGAGACTTCGCCGGGGTTCTCGAGGTCATCAACCCTCAGCTGTTTAATTCCCCACACGCTGGAGAGGCCACCGTCCAGCATTAGGTTGAAAAGCTCGTTTAGAGCCAGATTAAGCTGTACGCCGCCGTCCATAAGGGCTTTATGCCATACGGAGAAGGGTACCCGAATAAGCGGTGTTGCCACAAAGGGGCTTTCTTGGTGCCAGAACGGGTTAGGTGTCGGCTTCCGGATGAGCCACCTATCGTTCGCGACGGTGCAGAGCACGTTTCGCTGGACAGCCCGACCGTCCTCATCCAACAAGGTGCCCCAAAACTCATCCAGAACGATGCGCTTACGAAAGCCGGGGGGTTGAGAGTCATCTTGGCCCATATCTCGCGTATTTCGGGCTTCATCCTCCTTCTGTTGGAAATCCACCCGCATTTCTTCCACAACCGATTCGTCGTAGATACCCTCCTTGGCTCTGTCGATGACGTAGTGGAGGTCATGCTCCGATGAGTGTATCTCATACAAGCCGCGGCCCGTCGGATCTGGGAAGTAGTCCCCTGACCGTACAAGATCAATACGAAGGCGCCAGGGATTGGTAATCTTTGTTACCAGTTCCTCATCGCCTTGGGTCATTTCCTGCGTGTCGTTGTCGATGATCGGCTGACCTGGCTCAACCTCGAAGGTTCTCTCCTCGATGGAATGACCGTGAATCTTGAAGACGACGAGGCTTTCGAGAGCGCCGGTCTTCAGGCCGTCGGATAACAGCGTGGCGAATGGCCCTTCCCGGTTTGTGTTGACGAGAAGATTGTCCAAGAAGGCATCCAAGAGGCGTCTTGCCGCCGTGGAGGATATCGGCGATGCGCTGTCGCGACCGAAGTCTATGTCATACCACGCGCCGAACTGTGTGAGCGCCCGCTTCGCGAAGCCAACGAACTGTTCGACCGCAACAGCGGTCTTAGGGAGGAACTCTCGGGATTGTCCAGTTGTCTTGTGAGACCAGTCCTGAAGGCCCATATAGGCATCCATGTTCGCTTTGTTCTGCCGCATACGAGTTTTCTTCGCATCAGCTGCCTCTTTCTTATACGCGCGGATGGCGGTGATAACGGTTGGACTGTTCATCCCTGAGGAGACAGGAATATCGTCGCCGGGACGTTCACTCACTGGTATGTTTTCGGCCATAACTTACCCTCGGGATTTTGGTTAATCTATAACGGCTGTTCGCAATACAGTCTTCGCATACTCCAATATCTCTTACCCCACCGGGAGTCAGTTCCTCCCCACAATAACGACAGAACCGATCCTTCCTTGCATCGTCGGTCTGAGGGGCGGGCATGACTTCTCCTGGATTATTCACATGATGTGAATTTACTAGTGGGTCTGTCCGTACCCCGGACGCTTAATCACCGTTCTTCGTGGAACACTCCCAGACTGTAGGGAAACAACCGGAGCCTCATGATAGACCCAATATCCAAGGGCGTCACTGGTGTGTGTTCTTCTAAAGTATGGGTCTTTCCGGTTAAAGGTCTTTTTGATACCCCCCTTACCGTCGGACAACACCTGTTCCATATCCGAAATCAGCTCATCGCAGTCCGGATCCACTTCGAGCATAACCTCACCGCTTTCGTGCTTGCACGCCCGATTTACCGCATTGATACGATCAGGGACACCGGGATTGCTTTCGGGAACCTTCATCTTGAGCGGCGCAGGATAGTTCTGCATATTGTTGAGGATGATCTGGTATGAAGAAAGGCGGGTTTGGTGGCTGCGGTCTTTGCCGGTGGCATCCCCATAGATCCAGATTTCGGCAAGGTGGAAGGGATGTATGGACCGGAAGTGGTCGCACATTTCGGGGAGGTTTCCTTCTTCAAGATATATCTCCTTAAAAACGCGAAAGAGGTTCTTCTCCCTTTGTCCAATAAGGGTGACCATAGGCTCCACGTTGAAGTCCCATATCCACGCGAGGGGCCGGCGTAGCATGATTTCGGGCTGCTCCCGGATATTCAACTTGTGAT